GGACCATCTTGCCGGTGTACGGTAGCTAGTCGAGTCGGTGTACCCCAATGATGTAGCCGTATCCCATGTGTCCTCAAGACCCCCATATTTTATATGATATTCACTGATATCCTTGGCGGTTGATTCGGTCCATCTCAGTTCAATCTGATTATCAATGATATTCGCAGAGAATCCCAAGACCTGTGGTGGTGGACCAATTTTACCGATTACCTCATGGGTTGTCGAAACCCATGCAGACGGAATCCCATGAGCAGTAATTGTCCTGATTCTGATCTCATAAATTATCCCATCACGGATACCGGTTATATTGACCGTTCGATCATTGATTGATGTATCCGGTGCATTTCTCCAGACATAACCTGTGTCGTAAACACGAAACTGACATTCGACTTTTATGGCGGGTGCCGCTGCGGTCATTACTGCCAACCCATAGGATATGACAATCTGCGATATTATTACTCCATTTTCTTGCACGATCAATACGGTATCATCAGACACCACGGAGTCGATCCTTGGAGTTGGCGGGGGCAACCCTTCCCAGTTCTTAGGGATCGTGATGTTAGTATCATACTCTGGAATAGAGCCATAAACCGTGTCATCGTCGTAAATGTCAGTATTATAATCGACCAGCTCCAAACGTGCTGCCAGATCACCCTGCGGATAAACCTGTTTAATAATCAAATCTTGATAATGAGCATCATTTACTCCGAACAGTACCAAATCGCCATTGGCGATTAATGCCGAAGATTCTGCCGCCAAAGTACATATTACTGTTTTGATTGTTGATGCTCCAGGATTAGTCACCTGCACGGAGATAGGGTTGCCGCTCACGACCCGAATTAAAATTGCATAAGTGATACCTAATTCAAACGTTACATAATCGTCCAGCGTTAGCGTAACGGTTGTCCCGTCGATAGTAACCGTTTTAATTCTCGCCCACGCGGTTCCCCACATCGGTATATCATGTGCAATCCTGATTCGCTGGCCGCGCTCGGCAACAAGATATTCAAAATCCACAAACAGTTCATAACTTTCGGGCCGAAGTTGCGCCTGGGCGAAATTGTAGCGTCCGAACTTGAATATTTGTGTTGGATGATTCAGCCCGTCAAATTCTATCGACTCAAACAGTGTTGCGCTGTCCTCATCATAATCGTCACGGTAAACAATTCTTTCACTCAATTCGTAATCATTTGTCGAGTCACGAAAGGGTATACGAATGGCGTGAGGAAGTTTTACGAACGGTTTGTGTCCGACGAACCCCCAACTGTTTCTCGGGCTGAATACTTGGTAGATATACGTTTGTTCACCATCATAAATTACTGAATATGTGCCATCCGGCTTAATCGTCCATGCTGCACGACCGGCAGCACAAACCACGCGCATCATCTCTCGCAAGGTTCGACCACTTACGGTGCCGTTATAGGTGTAGCCATTTGTTTCACAAGCTGCTGCCCATGTTACCAATGTTGAGGTGTCCATCTTGGTAAGAGACTTGGCTCGGTGGTTAGACGTTCCGGTGAGAAGATCGGTGTAAATCCAGGCTGGGTTGGCTGTCGTTTTATATGTCCAATCGTTGGCACTTGAATCTTTCACCCGAATATAATCAATGTCATAATTCTCGCCATAGTCTATGGTGGCAAAATACAATTTAAGTCCGGTTATCGTGCTTGTAGACCAGTCCGCCCCGCCCGCTGTTGGGGATGTCATATCCAAACTTACAGTTTCAAAAGAACCTACCGCTGTTACTGTCACTTCCGTATAATACGATTCACTAAACCCATGCCCGGATGTAGTCCAGTATAATTTATTTACAAGGGGAGTCCCGTATTCCAATTGACGCATACGAATTTCGACTGTCGTTCCGGTTGTCCCGTCAATACTCAATCCGGTCAATTCCATTGAATATGGCGTATCAGCGACAGCAATATATTTCAGATTGTCATCTAATAATATTAACCCGTTGTCTTCACGGACGAAGTTGTCAGGATCATAAGAAATATTGATGTATTTATTGTTTATGGTAAGGATGCCGTTGGTAGCAGTCCAGCCGTTCGCCGTGCCATAAAATTCGTAATTGGTAGGATAGCTTGCTGTGTAGACCGGATGTTTGGCGGCAACGATAGCATTGAAATCGTCTGGAACACCGTTCAACTGCTCACTGGCTTCCATGCGAACACTAATAAATTCCATGTCATCCGGTGCAGTGAACGTTTCAAATAGAATGGATTTAACTGCTGTCAGATAAATATCGTCACGCAACTGATCGCTGTAGATATCGTCTCCAGCATCCTCATCAATCCATGCTCTTAAATAGGTGCGGCGAATGCTGACATCATAGGTTTCCTTGACCGGTACGTTGAAATGAAACCCGTATCGGCTAGCCGTCCCAGAATATCCGTAAAGAAGGACTTTATTTCCATTTAACACACAATTTTCATCGTGATCGTCGTTGCGCCCCAAGTTAGCGTCGATCCATGTTTCTGTGCCGTTGACCTTGTATTTAACTTCTATTGTGACTTCGACCAAATCCATCGTTCCGTTTGTGCGTACGAAATACAGGGCGGGTGAGTACAACTCTATTCCGATTCTTTGAACATCACCATCTGTTGTCCGCTCGGTCGCCGTGTCTCCCGCGTGAAAATTTCCTTCCGTTTCATTTACATCCAGCAAATCCCTCTCTTCAGTTTGGCTTATCGTAGACGTATTAAAATAAGCCGGAGGAAAAGCACCTGTTCCATAATTTATTTCAACACCTTCGTATGTAGAAAGAAGGGTATTGCCAAGTTTCAACGATGTTGCGTTAAGCGGTCCACGCCCCAGACAAAACAGCATATAAATATACTGTGTATTGGCTACAATATGAGTGTATGGTTTTGCAGCGTAAGGAGGATATACACGGTCGGTGCCTAACGTTTTTGGAATAGATTGAAATGGCAAAAAACTGTTTCTAGTACCAGTCAGAGAATACTGAGTAAACACTTCTGCTGTCGCAAGTTGTGGAGCGTTTGGCGTTGATGGCGGAATTAACGCATTTACCAATAAACTTCCAGTCAACCCGATAGCAACGCCAAGTGCTGCTTGCCCAAAAGTTCCCAAACCGGCAAAAGCACTCATTCCGGGTACATAGATAGATAAAACCATTACACCTATCATGGCCACGGATCGCAGGAGTTTATTATTGTCTCCACCGTGTGGAACAAGGAAAATAAAAACTTGCTCACCCGGCATTGGCCTGACAACAGAATATTGCCATCTCTCTATATGGCGGTCATCTATGAAGACGCTTAGACCGTATGGTTGAAGGCCCGCAACTTGTAACATTTCGGCAATCGTCATGCCGGATGGAAGCTCTATCCGCTCAGGAGACCGACCGATAATGTGCTTACACGATACCGGGATTATATCTGTAGATTCCGTCAATACGGTTTCTCCATCTCATCGACTCATATGATTCAATACATGTTTGAGCGCCTTCCAATACATGCAGCATCCATCCTGGCTTGATTACCAACCCGACATGCGCCATGCGGCTGGCAATTTTAATGACTACCACATCGAACTCTTTGGGATGCTCAACTTTTGCCCATTTTTTTCTTTCCGAATCTATCAGTTCCGCGACACGTTCGCCTTTGACTGAAAAGTAGTGTAGATCATAACTCGGAAGATCAAGTTGCAGTTGTTCCTTGTAAATTGCCCATACAAGCCCCCAACAATCATAGTCAGGCCCTCTTCCGTGCGGCATAAATTGTCGGCCTATATATTGGCTTGTATCCATTAAAATAACCCAGGGAACTGACCGGGAGTGAATTTATCTCCAGGATAAGGCTCATCTAAAAAATCATCGAATGTCAGTGTGCCAGTAACGGTAAATGCATCGAAAGTGGCTTCAGATAGCTCCATGATGTATGGTCCGACTTCAACAGTATCTGGATGATCCGCTAAGATCACAGACATGGTTACAGTCGGTCGACTTTCAATTGATCGGATAGCTTGAACCATGATTCTATCGACATTGCATATTGTGATAGTGGTTTTTCCATCGTCATCAGGTAATTTAATATCAAATCCTGCTGCCAGGTATTCGTTGCCCCCGCTGGTAATATTCTCGGTGTTATTCACCACACGGATGGTCGCAGCAAGATCAGCATGTGAAATCGCTAATATGACAAGTGCAACTTCATCGGTTTGCTGGGCATAAGCCGCTGCTTTAAATGTTTGGCTTACGGTCATGGCATGATCTCAATCTGCATCTGGACTTCGTATTTATCGTTACCATTATAAATATATTTCGGCGGTGCGGTGAATCTCAGTTCAGCCAGTGATCCAGTGCGAGGCATAGTAAACCAAAATGTTAGAGAGCCATAGGCAAGATTTTCTATGTACCAGGTTTCAAATGTTGCAACCTGAGTTTTTGTCATAAATACAACCCAGGATAATGGTCTTGGTGCTGATGTACTTCTCTGTCTGACTTTATCAGGACCAACATCCATTGATGATCGCAATAAATTATCTGGAAGTGTTTCATCGTATCCTCTTGCTAACACATTCAGTGGAACTGTTTCTGGCCATGCAGAAGGACTTGATGAAGGTGAGCTGCTTGGACTCGAAGAAGGTGTCCCCTCCGAAGGTGATGCAGATGGACTATTACTTGGTGTTCCGTCGGCCATTATGCCCTCCTGCCGCTACGACTTAACCCGTATGTGTTTTCAATCGCTCGACCCAGTGTGCCGTGTCCAGCTACAGATCCGGCAGCCAGATTAATTATATATTGCGTGATATCGCCCTGTTGGGTTTTTTTGACTTCAGTCCCAGCGGGCGCCTCATTTATAATTATCTGCACTTCATTCCCACTTCCTTTTACACCAAGTTCCCCGCTTGCGGTACGAGACAATGGGAGAATTGCCTCGGAGCCAGCCTCTCCCATCAGCCCGATGCCGCGGGCAAAGGGAAACAGGGTCGGCCGGTCGACCACCTGGCCGCTGTAGGCCGAGATGCCGCCAGAATAAATCCCTCCGGTTGCTGCCGGTGAGAAGGCAGTGAATAATCCCTCCACGGCAGCAACCATGCCTTTCTGGATAACCATCTGAGATAGCATCTTCCCGAATGATTCAAGGATGCCGTTAAAAGTTAGTTCACTGTCCCATAGCATATCATTT